TTCAGTAGATATAAGTGCAAACATAAGGTCAGCTGTCGCTGGTAAACCAAATGATTCACTTGTATCTTCTAGTCCTACATCAGATGATGCAAAACCAGATCTTGTTGTTTGTGTAGCTGTAAGGATAGGTAAGTTATACTCTACCGCTAAGCCACGCAATTCTTCTGCAATTGCTTTGACCATAATATATGAGTTAATAGATCCACCCATAGATTTCATACGTGCACTTGAACATATATTCAAGTAGTCTATGCAAATAAGATCAGGTTTAAAATCACGCTTGATCTGTAACTCTTTAAGTAATGCCCTAAAATGAATAGCACTTGCTGCTCCTGTAGGATATTCCTTTACAATAAGTTTACCTACACCTTTATCAGTAAGCTTATGCATCTTCTTATCGAACATATCTTTCGATAGATTCTCTAACTGGTCAATAGGCACATTCATAAGGTTAGCATCAATACGTTCTGCTATCCTTTCTTCTGCCATTTCCATAGTTATATATAACACATTTTTCATCTGCGTTAGAGCACCTGCGGCGACATGACACATGAATAGGGATTTACCTACACCAGTACCTGCTAAGGCAACATTAAGAGACTTCTTAACGAGACCACCTTTCGTGATCGTATTAAACTTTTCTAAGTCAAATGGTAAGTGTTCTTCTTGTCTATGATAGAAATCATAACGATTATCAGAATCATCAACATAATCATGACCAACTCGCATATCAAAGTTAACACCAAGTGCTTCACTTAATACAGATGGTAATGCATTCTTATCTAATGTCTCATGCTTGCCTTCAATAATATTGATAGAGTCCATGATAGCCAAATAGATTGCTCTATCTTGACACCACTTCTCAGTCTTTTCGACTAACCATTCTTCTGTTTGCTCTGTATCTGGTTTACTAATTTCAGGTATGAGAGCAAGAGAATCTGCGCCAATCTTAGGATTATTCTTCAATTCAATTGTTAAAGCATCTGCACTTGGTAACTTATTAAACTTGTTAACGAAGCCAACGATCTCATTAAATACTGATCTATATGGGTCTTCAAAGTATATAGTTTTCAAATGAGGAATTACAGTTCGAGTGTAATCCTCATTGAGCATTAGATTGCGTAAGATTAATGTTTCTATCTGCATCAAATATCCATATCTTCAGGATTATCGGTGGTCTGCTTAATCATATCAGCATGACCTACTTCGTACTTCTTCTTAAGAAAGTCTTTGAAGTCACCAGCAAATATTGGTGTCCAAAATTCTTTCTTAAGTGTTTCGCTTAGTCTAACCTTTTTCTCTTCTACTTCACCAGTAGTTCGATCGACTTTAGAGTACCAACCATTTTGAGGTTTAACTACATATCCACCTTCCATTGCTACATCTAATAAGCCTGAATAGGTTTCAATACCACCTTCCCATGTTACTGAAATAGGAATCTTAGACTTTTCTCTTACAAATCTGGATTTCTCTACATTAATAACGAAATTATAACCCATTATTTCTGTTCCCTTCTTTTCTTGCTGACGTCCGATGATCCAGATATTATCTGAGGAGTAGTATATACCTGTACCACCGGAGACGACTGCTTTGGGAAATAAGCCTATTTCTTGATATGTATGGTTGACAGCTAACAATGGGATGTCTCTCAATGTTAGATAGGGTGTTGTCATTCTAAATAGACCTTTGAGTGCTTTCGCTCTCGACATATCTGCTACTGACTTTTCATTCATAGCATCATCTAATTCTTTCTTAGATGCAAGGTTACCGATAGAGTCAATAACAATAATGACTTTATCGCTGCGTTCGATATTTTCGAGCTGAGATATAAGATCAAACTTAAGCTCTTCTACATTCGTAATGGGACTATGTAGGACACGTGAAGTGTCTATACCAAACGACTTAAAATATTGTTGCGGGCTACCAAACTCTGAGTCATAAAACAATAGCACAGCATCTTCATACTTATCTAAGTATGCTGCTGCCATTAGCAATGCAAACGAAGTCTTAAAATGCTTCGATGGTCCTGCTAATACTGTTAAACCTGAACTCAGGCCACCGTCGGGATCACCTGAAAGTGCAACATTAATCATAGGTACTGGTGTTTTAACCATTACCTTATTCGAAAACAACTTGCTTTTGTCAAGTTGGGAAGACTCTTTGATTCTAGAGTTCTTCGCTAATTTATCCATTATTCCCATTTGTACTCCTTTTATATTGATAGGTATATTATATCATACATTTGTTAATTGTACATCTTTTCGTAAACTATTTTCTTCCAATTATAATCTTGGTGAATCGCTTGTGTAGCTATTATCTTTCCGTTTTCAAAGTCAATTAATATTGATTGTCCACCAAATCCATCCATTCCCATAATCATTCTGTCTTGCATATAACCTGTATGAAAGAAACCTGCATATTCAGATGTCGCTTGACCACCAACACTGTCATGATTGCCATGCAATCCATTTTTAGGTACTCTACGTTCATATAGTGTTTTTAAATATTGACCTTCGCATGTATCATTTTGCCAATCGTCTAACATTGCTTTTGCTATTCTTAAATAATCAGAACGAGTTCCATAGAATTGGTACCAAAATGTTTCATCATTATAACCAGCGAATTCATTGACCATAAAGAATACATCATCTTGTATTTTTACTTTATCTTGAAAGACATCATCTAATAGATCTTGATAATTCTCACCTGCTTTAAATTTAATATATGCACCTACAGTATTTGGTACTAAGTTATTATAATTATATGTAGAGTATGATTGTGTCGAGTTCTTTAGTTCTTCGTTCATAATGCTCTCAACTGACGGTGCATTAATCCATCGATTAGAGTTCTGTAATCCTTGTAACGTTGCATATCTCTGATCACCTGCTGACATGTTTAATAAATCAATTAATTTTTGATCACTATATAATGTATTTGCAACTAAAGGCCAATCATTTAATTGCGAGTCTACGCTCTCGATATATCCAGCGCATATCGCATGTCCAGCTATGTATGATGTAATTGTTTTACCAATAGATTGCGAGTGATATTTTGAATGATTTGAATAACGAAATACAGGACTTATCTCATCTATTACTATTACACCATCAATGTATAAAAAATAGCTAAGCAATCCTGATGACTGCATCTCTCTATTTATATCTGCATCTTTTACTAAATCATATTGAAATTCATGTGGATCTGCTGACGCTTTAATTGTAATTCTACCACCATTGTATGGCCATTTTTCTAAATAGGTATAAAGAAAATGATGTAATGTTTCTCTGTTGGGATTTGCATTTGATGGGATTTCTGCTCTTCCATCGTAATAATCTATAGCTGCAAATGATTGTAATGATAATACAGCTACGAATAAAGATAATAATTTTTTCACCTAAGTCTCCTCAAACTTTCATAATATAGGTATATTATATCATAAAATCAGTCAAAAGTACATGCTCCTCACCGAATTCTTTCCTTCTATAACACTCAGGCGATATATGTACCGAACTAGTGCTTTCCATTTTAGTCTTTGCGAATTGTTCTGGATCTATGCACTTCCAATCTTGTGGGTACATAATCTTATTCATGCTTACCATATCCATGGTCTCTTCAATTCTGTCTAGCATCATTACTCTTTCATATCTTGTACCCCAAAATGGTTGACCTTTGTAGTAACCAGTTTTAGGCAATCTTCTACCTTCAAACTCTATAGGCCATGGAACTGAGTATTCTACTGGTATTGGCAAGCTATCACCAAATCTTTTTAGATCTATCCACATATCTCTTGGATCAATGGATAATCTACATAGGTGATGTCTTACATCTATATTACCGAAGCTTAACGTAATACCTTGTAGGTTATTGCATTTAGCTATATGATCAGTAACATATTTAAAATTAGATTTGATTTGACCATTCAGTGTAAGACCATCAGTTTTAATAACCATACTACCTTCAGGAGCAAATGCTGCAGTATGAGAATCGCCTATGGTTAACCAATCTGTGTCAAGATCAGTGGATAGGAATGTTTGTGCAGCATCGCATTTAGCTTGAACACGTGCACACCATTCTTTATCCTCAACATCTTTTCTCTTGGCTAACATATCACCATATCTTGGCATGTCAATATCAAGAGAATAGACTATGTTTGCTAATAAGAAATTATCTATGCGTAGCTTTAATTCAGGTGTAAATCCACCAAATAAATTAAGACTACCACCAAAGTTTACACCATGGTCTAAGTATAATGTCTCGACTGGTAAACCATCGTGATTAATAGATGTCTTAAGATTCTCTGCCCATGTTCGAGCCCAACCATATCCATGACTATTCTTCTTACGTGGTATTTTATTAAACGTTCCTGTTATCATAAATTCTTATCCCATTCTCTATAACTCTCTGTGTCATATATTGTTTCATCTTGTAATTCTGGTTCTTTACCTACATTCCAAAATAATATATCTTTACCAGAATACTTTGGAATAAATTTCCATACCTTACCATCATATGTTGCAATGTTAGGAAATGGTGGTAAGTTCTCTTTACTCTCTTCTTGTTGAAAAGCTTTTCTTTCAGATATAACTTGAGCTCTACCTAATTCACCTGCTTTCATATTTCTACTTACTGCCACAGATACAAACTCTGCATTTGGCCAAGCAATCTGTAATGAGCGTGTCAATACACCTGTCGAAGTAGCAACATATACTACCTCAGGTTCTTTAATCTTACTAGCAACCTTTACCATTCCAGCTGTAACCATTTTATGTTTAAGTCCTAATGGTACAAAGAATGCATTTGGATTCTGATCTGCCCAATCTTTTGCTATCTTATTTAAATTAGGCATAGCAGCAATACGATGGAAAGAAGCTTCTGCTCCTCTCTCTATACAACATGCTTGATGAGTTGATATTCTTTTAGATGAAGGCATAAATAGTCTTACAGCTTTATTATGTCTATGCGCCACATCTAATATACTTACACCTGCTAAACCAGTTCTTGGTTGAACATAAACAATTGTAT